GAGTTTCTTAAATCTGTTATTGATGACATGGACCACACCCTTGATGATCACATTTCGGAAGCTCTGTCATATTTGACCTACGGCTTCTCTTGGTTTGAGGTCGTTTATAAACGTCGTGAAGGTGATTTCCGTAGCCCTAAGAAAAATTCTAAGCATGAAGATGGACGCATTGGTATCAAGAAAATTGCCATTCGCGCACCTTGGACTGTCGAGGGTTTTCAAGTAGACCAACAATCCGGTGAAATTCTTGGAATGTGGCAAGAAGCTGCATGGGGCAAGAAAGTCACCATGATCCCTGTTGAGAAGTCTCTGTATTATCGCACAACGAGCTTGAACAATGATCCGTCTGGTAGGTCTGTCCTTCGCAATGCCTACGTTTCTTACACATATCTCAACAAAATTCAGGGATATGAGGCCGTTGCTATTGAACGAGAACTACACGGTGTACCTGTTGGCCGTATGCCTGCGGAGTATCTGAGTGGTGATGCAACTACAGACCAAGCAGCACTTCGTAGTCAGTTCGAGCGTATTTTGCGTGACCTAAAGAACAACGAACAAGGGTATGCCCTGCTTCCTTCTGATCTTTATGTGGATGCAGATGGCAAGCCTACTAATCAACGTCTTATGGACATTGAACTGATTACTGCAAATGGTTCACGATCTATTGACATTGACCCTGTGGTCAAGCGTTATCAGCACGACATTGCTCGTAGTCTTATGGCTGAGTTTGTTATGCTTGGTAGTGGCAGTGGCTCTTATGCCCTTTCCAAGTCTAAGACGGACATTTTCCTCCGCTCTCTCGAAAGCTATATCAACGCTGTTGTAGACGTGTTGAACAAGCAACTTGTAGAGCGTTTGTGGCAACTCAATGGCCTTCCTTGGGAAACGATGCCCAAGTTGGTTGCAGGCGACGTTGCTCCTCACGATCTCCGTGAAATCTCTTCCTTCCTGCGTAACCTCAATGGTGCTGGGATCGAAGTTCAAGATCAGGTTGAGGTTGTTGAAGACCTGATGAACATCGCAGAGATTCAATTCGATCCTGAAAAATATCAGGAAATCAAAGATCGTAAGAAACAAGAGCAACTTGCCCAGCAAGTCGTTGAACCACAAGATACTCAAGGAAACTAAACATGCCTTCTATTGCTGATCGCGTATATGACAACGGTCTTACCGTGCTGGACACGGAAGCCAACGCAATCTACATCTGCTCGTCTGAACCCGCTACTTACACGGCTGCTACGACAACGGCTGCTCTTGGTAACGCCACTGGCGCTGCCTTTAACGGCATTGGTGTGCCTTCTGCGGGTTCGCCCAACGGTCGTCAGGTAACTGTTAGCGCCATTACGGCTGGCTCTGTTACTGCCACAGGTACTGCAAGCCACTTTGCTATCGTTGATACGGTCAACTCCCGCCTTCTGGCAACTGGTGCCTTGAGTGCAACTCAGTCTGTGACAAACGGTAACACCTTCTCGCTGACTTCCTTTACCATTCGTATTCCGGCTGCGGTGTAATACTACGAGGATAGCACATGTCAAAGCTGCTTAACCGAGCGAAGATGACCACTGCCACTACTGGAACTGGGACAATCACGCTTGGTTCTGCAATCCCCGGCTTTCAGACATTTGTTGCAGCGGGCGCACTTAATGGTGACACCCTTCGCTATGTCATCGAAGATGGTACCGCTTGGGAAATCGGTAACGGAACCTATACTACAACAGGGACTACTCTTTCTCGTAGTCTCCTTGAAAGTAGCACAGGCTCCCTTCTGAACCTTTCTGGCTCGGCTACTGTCTACAGCGCAATTACCGTAGAAGACCTTGAGACTATTGATTTTCCGGGTCTTGCTGTTGAACCCCCAGTGCCTCCCTCTGGACATGGTCTACTCTATGCTAGGGACATCGCAGGGCGTATTTTCCCAAAGTGGATGGGTCCTAGTGGCGTAGACTATCCACTGCAACCCCATACAGGGTTTAATAACGTGGCTGTTTGGAGGGGTGGTGCCACTACAGCAGCCGCCACCTTTGCTGCTATTGACGGCGCTATGCCTTATACAAGTGCATCTCCTTCTGCACCTCTGCTTCCTGTTTTGGCTACAACATCTCTAAGAAACCAAACTTATCGTTCCACAATTCGTTCTGGGACAACTTCTGGGCAAATTGCTTATATTAAAGCAAATACCCCCAGACTTTGGAGAGGTAACGCTGCGGGTCTTGGAGGTTTTCTTGCAATTTTTAGATTTGCTCTAGCAGGCACTCTTCCTACAGGTGTTCGTAGTTTTGTCGGGCTTGAAAGCACTGGTACGCCTTCCAACGTCAACCCGACAACTGCAACTACGCCAGATAAGATTGGACTGGCTATTGCAGCTAACACAGGCAACTGGAACATAGTTCACAATATCACGGGTACTGCACCCACTGTTGTTGCTCTTTCTGCAAGTTTTCCAGTAAACGTTACAGACTTGATGGAACTGATCCTGTTTGCAAAGCCTAACGACACTGTTGTTGGTTATAGGGTTGTGAACTGGTCTACTAACCAACAAACAAGTGGCACTCTTAGTACAAACCTTCCAAGCAATACCACATTCTTGGCACCAAGTGTTTGGATCACTAACAACGCCCAGAACGCCCAAGCTGAACTCGACTTCATCAGCACCTATGTAGAGACGGATTACTAAAATGCGTAAAGCTGTCCTTGATGAAGATAATAGGGTTATTGACATCAGGAAGGTGGAAGAAGGCGAAACAGGTTATCTAGAGGCTCCTCCGACCCTTTCGATTGGTTGTTTCTATGACCCTGTAAATCAGGTGTTCCTTCCTCCACCACCTCCACCCACGATGCCTGAACCTGTCCCTTACACGATTTCGCGTTTTCAGGCTAGACAGCGTTTGTTTCAGATGGGCCTTTTGGATGACGCCGAGGCACTTGTCTTGGCCCAAGGCACAGAAGCAGCTATGGCATGGGAAGATGTCTATGAATTTCGCCGCGACAGTCAGCTTGTGAACGGTGTTGCCCCACAACTGGGAATGGACCAAGACGATTTGGATGATTTCTTCAGGCTGGCCGCGACCATAACTATATAAGGGGGTTTCATGCTTGGTTCTTACCCCCTTGGTTCAGCACCTCTTGGTGATGATGGCGCAGTTGATGGTGGTGGCACTCTACTAATACCTAACAACCTAACGGCTGGTAGTCCTGTCGTTGGTACAAGCACAATTGCCCAGAGGAACACCCTCACTGCCAACAGTGTCGTAGCAGGAAGTCCTGTTGTTGGCACAAGTACGATAGCGCAGAGAAACGCACTTAGTTCTACAAACCTTACCGCTGGAAACCCAGTTGTTGGACAAGGTACACTAGCTGTCTCTGTTTCTCTGACCTCTACCAACCTAACAGCAGGAAATCCTGTTGTTGGTACGAGTACGATAACTCAGGTAAACGCTCTAACCTCTACGAACATTGCTGCCGGAAATCCTGTTGTAGGTTCTAGCACAATTGCCGAGAGGAACACACTAACAGCTACTAACATTGCTGCTGGTAGTCCTGTTGTAGGCACCTCGACAGTAAGTCAGACACATGTTCTTACTGCTAACAATCTTATTACAGGTTCGCCTGTTGTTGGAACTTCAACGGTAAGTCAAACACACGCCTTTACCGCGAATAACCTTACCTCTGGCGCTCCTGTAGTTGGGACCCCGACACTGGGTGCAGCGGGTGGTCTGGTTGCCGTTGATATTGTTGCTGGTTCCCCGGTTGTTGGAACAAGCACGATTGCTCAAAACAACAGTCTGACCTCGGTCAACATCGTTGCTGGCAACCCAGTTGTTGGTACATCGACTGTTGCCCAGACTAACGCCCTTACAGCTACCAACCTAACAGCAGGAAATCCTGTTGTAGGCCCCTCTACGATAGCTCAGAGAAACACGCTAACCTCCACTAGCATAACCTCTGGAAACCCTGTTGTAGGAACACCCAGCCTTTCAGGCAATCAGGTTAGCCTGACCTCCACTAATATTACCAGTGGAGCGCCTTCTGTAGGTACGCCGACACTCTCTGAAAGAAACCAACTTCAGAGTACAAACCTTACGGCTGGCAACCCTGTTGTAGGAACCTCGACCCTTCGCCAAGTTCAAGTCCTGTCTGCTACTGGACTTACTTCTGGCAACCCAGTGGTTCAGGCTTCTCAGATTGCTCAGAGACACTCTCTGACTTCTGTGAATGTCGTTTCCGGCAACCCTGTTGTCCAGAATACCTCTCTGTTCACGCTGAACCCCCTGTTCGCTGTGAATATTGTGACGGGTCCTGTTGTTCTTGGGAACCCTTGGGTTGATGGGTCTATGGTGCGGGTTGTGGACATCACGGCTCCGTCTTTCAACAGTGTCGAGATCGACTCTCGGAACTCTGCACTTCTGCCTGATACAGATGTCTCTGCTTCAGTCAACCTTTCTAAAAACAACACGACGGAAGGTGCTATGAGCAACTCCGCTGAACTAATCTAACAATCGGGGTTGAAAATGGCTTTTACTATTAAGCAAAATGATACCTCCCCTGCCCTACAAGCAACACTCCGAGATGCAAATGGTCTTGGGGTGTTGCTCACAGGAGCTACTATCAGGCTCCATATGGTTCCTCTGAATGGTGGCACCACCCTAGACAAGGCAATGACCATTGTGAACGCTACACAAGGCATTGTCCGATATAACTGGGTTGCAGGGGACACTGCTACAGTTGGGACTTACTCCATAGAGTTTGAAGTCACCTACTCGGACGGTTCTATTG